ACATACACGGCAGGAATGCTCGTGCCATTTGGAAACGTATAAGAGCCTATTAGATCAGGCGACGCTGAAAGTAATTCAACAATGGCTTCCCGAAGCTGAGTAATGTTCACAATAAAAAGCCTCCCCGTAAGGAGAGGCTAACAGAAAACAATGAAACGAAGGTTCAGTTAGGAGCAGTCGGGATGATGCTGCCAGTGTTGGTAGCATTCTGGTGGATACCAATGCGACCACGGCTCATAAGGTCGAAGGTGCATTCAACGAGGTTATCAGCAGGATAGCTTTCGTTATAGTTCATAACGCAAGCCACATAAGCCACGCGGTCATAGTAGAACGTAGTACCGCTCACGCCAAGCTGCTTGTTGATTTCAACGTAGATTTCAGCGCTCTTGTTGTAACGGGCCTCAGCAATCACTTGGAAAGCTTCGTCAAAACTGTTAGGAACAAACACCGTGCCATCAACATCCTTTTGGAAGTATGAAGTAACGGAAGCAGTGGCTGCGCTGGTGACGATCACGCTGTCAGAGAAGCCACCGCCGCCAAGCAGGTAGAATTCTGTGTTGCCATCGTTGAAAGCTACAGAAGCCGTGGTGGCTGCTTGCAGCGTATAAAGAGTAGGAGCGCCGCTCACCGTAAAGGTGGCGCCACTTTGAGAAATAACTGGACGGGCAGCACCAGCGATAGAACCAACACGTACAATTACGTCTTGGCTCTTAACCAGTTCTGTGGGGTGGTAGAGCATGAGATTGCCTCAGCAATGGGAAAGAGAAAGTGGTTAAGCGTCAAACGTTTTGTACGCTTCCTTTACCAACCAGTCTAAAGATGCCTCTGACTGGTGCGCCTAAGAATTGCCAATAGTGTTCAGCAATTTGTTCATTAGGCAATAGCTCAAACCGTCCTTCTCTCCCATTGATGGTGGCAGTAGCAGAACTACCAGGAGTGACGCCAGAGAGGGCTAGAGGCCCCGTTAAGCGTCCTTCCATGTACACAGCCGTATTATCAGCGCCAAGCAAATAATCGTACTGTGGATTGCGCTTTTGCCGCAAGCTGGCATAGTAAGTGATGCCTGATGAAAGGCCCACATAATTGCCAGTTTCAGAGTCAAAGGCATAGCCAGAAGCTACGGACCACACAAGGGTGGCATTAGCTAATGGCGATGAACCGTTGATCATGCGACAAAACCAATGGAGAAAGAACCAGCGACGGTTTCAGTCATTCGTTTGAACTCTTGGCCATATTGTGTGGCCTCCAGTCCTTTGCCATATACCTTACCTTCTGTGGCACCAATTTGAATGCCCATTTGTGCAAGTTGAATGGCAACGATATGTGCAGCAAGATGCTTTACGGCACGATCAGTTTGATCTCCAAAAACATCTACACTGGCATCCGCTGTAGCTTCAGTGATTGCCCCGTTTACGATTCCCGATGGATGGGGCGTAAATTCAGGGAAACGATTAAGAAACGTTGCATAAGTGACAGTCATGGTCAAGCCCTTCCTGCCTTAATTGCTTCTTGACGTTTTGCAATGGCATTACGAACCCTCACTCGCCCTTCGATTTTCTTCCATGACGCCAGTTGATCTAGGTCATGAATTACTTCAATGGTCCGAGAGGCTTCAATAATGGGGAGATTGGCAAGGGTTTGCACGTCATGAGGAATAGTTTCCACAGTCGGCTGTTCCCTTACTTCTTCAATGGCGCCAATGGTCATCAATCGCTTAACGGTTGAATTGTCACGGGCTTTCTTCCATTGATCTTCTGGCACTTCTTGGTTAAGACCAGGCGCCAGTTGAATCATCCCTCCATCGGTGATAATGCCGAAGCCACCTTCACGAGGCGGATTTTCAAGCTCAGGGCGATAAGCAATTAACATTTGATTGTTCAATTAGAACTGTTAATTAGCTTAACGCCCATTGCCTGTCTAGGCTCAGGCCGAAGCTTGAACGTAGATGACGCTCTTGGGATAGTACAGAGCCACACCACCCACGCGAGCGTGAGCAGGAACAATGAACTCAAGACCGCGCTGCTGGGGCGGGAAAAGCTCCAACGGTTGGGGGATGTGCAGTTGCACCTTCTCAGGGTCACGCTTGTACACAACCATGCGGTTAGTGTTCAGAACGCTATTGTCTGCATCCAACTGGTTGACGGGCTCAACGTTACGGATGTAGGGGTTGGTGCGGAGGAAATACTCAAGCACCGTCACGTCCGAAGAATCGGAGTTACGAGTGGTGCTGATTTTGTTGTAGTCCTCGTAAGCCAACAGGATGGTGTCGGGCTGCTCCTTCATTTTGGAAGCGTTGATGATGGCGCTAACGCCATGGTTCAACAGTTCCAGCATGTCTTGAGCAGTGCCGCTAGCAGTGGCGCCAGTGAACCAACGGTCAGTGGCAATAACGTCAACAGTGGAGTTGTTGAAGAAGCCAGCCAGGCCAACGCTCGACTCACCGAACATTGCAACGGCTTCAACTTTCTCTTCATAAGCACGACGAACGGCAGAAGCGCGACGTTGCTCAAGAGCAATGTTTGCCATTTGAGCGGCACGCAGTTCCTGCACGGTGTAGCCAAAGCTACCGCCGAACGAACGAATGTTGATGCTCTTCTCCACTTGGCTGATATCGGCACGGGGCAGATCGTCAGCAGCGTCCGCAATCAGCTTGAACTCTCCAGTGGAGTCCATGATGCGGTAGGTGAAGGTTTGTGCGCCAGGACCAGCTTCGCTGGTTACAGGCAGCAGGGTGGGGTATTTGATATCTGCATAAGTGATTTCAAATACTTGAGGGCGGATGTACTCAAGCTGACGCTCAAGAAACAGGCCCGCATCGTCCATGCGAAAATCAGACATTAGTAGGGCCTCCTATCAAGAATCAGCGGAGAGAGTGAAGCTGGGACCATTCAGTTCCAAGATCGCCAGTCCGCTACCAGTGGTGGAGGACAGATAGCGAGCGCCAGAAAGGCGAACAGTCTTGCCAGAAGCAAAAGCATGGCTGAATTGACCAGCCTTGCCAGTGCCGCTTGCTGAATACAGCACGCGAACGATGGAAGAAGGATTGACAGCGCCAGTCACATAGACAGCCACTGCGCCTTCGTTAGCAACGTTCAGCACTTGATCAATCTTTACGCCAGGACGGTTGTCGCTATTAAGCGCAGTCTCGTCAACGTAGGTGAGCACGTTGATGCCAACTACGGTGTCGCCGCTAGCGGAAAGGGTTTTAGCAGAGTTGGCGACGGTGCCAGCAGAGTTGTACACTTGTACATCACCGAAAGGCAGGGTGACTGCAGTTTCGTTGATATAGGTGCCAATGGTGTTGTCGCGGATGTCAGAGAGTTGGCCTTCCAGAAGCGCAGCGTGAACGAGAGCATAGCTCTGTTGCACACCGCCAGCGGAAGCGGTCCCTGACGTGGTAAAAGTTACGGCCATGGGTCAGCGCTCCTTAGAGACGGAGAGAGGGGATTTCCAAGCATTCTGCAGCTTGTCCATATAGGACGAAGGAGCAGACATTGGGGAAGCAATGGAAGCAACGGCTTTACGCAGTTCTTCCGTAGCAGCAGAATCGCCACGAGGAGCAGATTCAGCCAAGGTGTCGAACATCGCAGTCACATAATCATCGGAACGCTCCGACAGATCAGCATCACCACGAACAGCCTTAATGGAAGCTTCCATGATTTCACGGGCAGATTTGCCAGCGAAGTCAAAAGCGGAGTCAAGGGAAGTGCGAGCTTTGTCAATCAGCGCAATGCGCTCTTCAACAAGGCTGTCAACATTCACTTGCTTAGCAGCGTCAAGGTCAGTCTTGAGGCTTTCCACTTCTTCGGCAAGAGCATCGGCCCGCCCTTCGGCAGAGTCGCACTTACCTTTCATTTCCTTTTGCATGGCATCCATTTCTTCCTTCATTTCGGAAGCTTTGGACATCATGCCATCGTACATTTTCTTCATGTCCTCGTAGGACTTTTTGGCGTCTTCCCGTTCTTTAGTGACAGCTAGAGCTACGCTCTCGGTCACCTCAAACTCAGCGCCATCAAAGTTGACTTTTGCAGTCATAGATGGTTCCTCAATGGGAGTAAATAGAGAAGGATCGGCAGCATCCAGACGGTCTAGATGAAGCTTCACTTGCGGGCCAGCGCGGCCCCTACGAACAACAGCAATGTGATTTCCGCTGATTTCCTTTTGGATGCCATCGTAATTCTCACCACTGTCAGTAACGCCTGGAGTCGCTTCATAATTGACGCGATAACCAGCGCTGACCTCCTTCGCATCACCGCGCATAATGCGCTCAATGGCTTCCTGATCAGTGATGGTCATAACAGCACGAACGAATCCGTCGTCATATACCACTTCAGTGCCACTAAAGCCAATTTGATAGTCCTTTGTATTGGCGCTATCTAATAGGACTGGAGGATGCTCAAGAGTAATCGCTTTGCCCGCAAATGAGGCCAAGCTTTCAGGAGACGCC